GTTGGTCCAATCTGGAAAGATGAATTAGCAATTTATTCTATTGATACTGTTGTTAACGGTGTAAATGGTATGCGTTATGTAGATAAGATTAATCGTAATACTAGTGCAGGTTTTCCATGGCGTAGTTCGAAAAAGTTTTTTATGACGTATCTACCGGAAAATGAATTCCATCAGAATCCTATCATTTTTGATGATGAGATTTTAGATAGAGTTGATACACGTATTGCATTGTACTTAGAACAAACTCAATCACATCCAGTGTTCACTGGTGCCTTGAAGGATGAGGCTAAATCTTTTAAAAAGATTTTGGAAAAAGATACTAGGATGTTCTAGTTTGTTCAGTTGATTTTACAATAGTTATGAGGATGTCTATGTTATCCTTTACTAGAGTTATGCAATTACACCCTCATATCTTTGAACAAGCACCAGGCTTGGCGGCTCAGACAGTAGCTTGGGATCACCTCTATAAGTTCATGACATATCATGGTCTCGATCGTATGGTTGGTGGTGACTATAAGGGCTTTGACAAGTCCATGCAAGCCAATGTTGTTTTGTGGGCTTTTGACGTGATAATCCGATTCCATGAATGGGGTGGTGCTTCAGAAGACCATCTTAAAATTTTACGTGGTATTTCTTATGATATCTGCTTTGCACTAGCTGATATTAATGGTACATTAATGTCAATCTTTGGGAAGAATCCTTCTGGTCAAGCATTAACCGTTCAGTTAAATGGTACGGTTGGATGTTTGTATATTCGTGTAATTTACGTCGAACTAGATTATTCAATTCGATCAAAAGTGTTTTCGGACTTATCCGTTTATGAGCGAAGTTCGATCATAATTGCAAGTTTTACAAAACATGTTAGAATTGTTACTTATGGTGATGATGTTTGGTTGAATATAGCTCGTTCTTGTGACTGGTTCAATCACACTGCTATTGCTGAAGCGCTAGCAAAACATAATATCACTTTTACTATGGCAGATAAAGGACGAGAGAGTGTTCCTTTCTTACCTGTTGAAGAAATAGATTTTCTTAAGAGGCGCTTTCGTTATGAGCCTGAATTAGGTGCAATGGTTTGTCCATTGGAGTTCAAGTCAATAATTAAGTCTCTGCAGATAAATGTTTTAGGTAGTCTCAGTCGCGAATTGCATGCTGTTACTATAGCGCGATCCGCTCTTCAAGAATTTTTCTTTCATGGTAAAGAAGTTTTCGATGAGTGGTATGTGCGTTTAACAGATCTGATAGTAGAATTGGATTTGTTTGAGTATATAGAGGCTGCTCCACTGCCTACTTGGGATGAATTAGTCATCACTTGGAGGAGGAATTCTGATATATACTTACAGGAGAATCTAAAATTGAT